AGGTTCACGAGGGTCACTTAGATTTTAGCGAGCTTCATAAGTCTATATTGTAAGCCTAAAGTGTAACATATTATAACAAATGCGAGAAGATATACCAGATCATCCAATAGAAGAATTTACGATTCCTAATAGTTTTTTAGACAAGCTTTTCGAGTTCACGGGAGACGGGGATGACGGGGGGTTTATTCTGGCCTACGTTACCCAAGACGGGCGCCCCCTTATTCAATGTAAGATAGGTTCTCAAATTGTGGAGATGGGCCTACGCAAAGCTTTGGAAAAATTTTTGGACGATATGGAGCTTGGAGAAAAAGCTCTCTCTGAAGACAACCCGTCTTAATACCTTGACTTCTTTCTTTTCTTATTGTACTATCATAGGTCTATGATATTCTCTTTAGAGCTAGAACAACATTTGCTCGCCGGGCTAATTAAACACCCTGACAAATACGGAAACATTGCAAGCTTTATAAACGAGAACGATTTCTGTGCGGACGAAAACTCTATAAACAAAACTATCTTTTATGTTCTGCGCCAAGCCCTAGAGAATGCGGAAAAAATGGACGAGGTTGTGCTCTCGCAAAGAGTGGACGCTCTTAATATTAGTTTTCCTAGCGATATTAAGATTTCAGACTATATCCATTCGCTCGCCCTCCGCAAAATATCCTCCGATAATGTCGAAAAAATAGCCCAAGAGCTTAAAAAATTTACCGTTAGACGAGAGATTTTCGAAGGGGCTAAAAAAGTGGCAGATTCCATGCGTAAAATGTCGCCTTCCACTTCCTATAATGACATTATAGAGACAGCAGATAACACCTTTAATGAAAAAATTAATTTCTTTGATGTGGGGCCGAACACACCCACGAATATCTCTGATGAGATGGAAGAATGGATTGAGCTTAGAGGTAATAACCCTGTAACCGAATTTGGCCTTATGAGCCCCTATAAGCGCCTTAATGATCTTTATGGGTCTTTGTTGCGGCCGGGCAATATAACAGTCATAGTGGCCCGCTCAGGGGTCGGGAAGACACGTTTTTGTATGGATTTCTGTACCAAAGTCTCCTCTGAGTACAATGTGCCTATTTTGCATTTTGATAACGGTGAAATGTCCAAAGAAGAGCTGATGATTCGTCAATGTTCCGCACTAAGTGGGGTTTCAGCCAATTTGCTTGAAACAGGGCAATGGAGACAGGCCGGTGAAGAAACGGTAAATAAGGTTCGTTCTGTATGGAAGCAGGTCAAAAAAATTAAGTTTTACTATTACAACGCCGGTGGCATGAACGTGGACAACATGATAGCAGCTCTTCGTCGTTTTTATTACTCTAAAATTGGTAGAGGAAACCCTATGATATTTTCTTTTGATTATATCAAAACTACTTTCGAAAATAACGGATCGAAATCCGAGTGGCAAATCGTCGGAGAAATGATAGACAAATTTAAAAAAACCATCCAAAAGGAAATTCTTTCGGATGGGGGGCCCGTTATTCCAATGATCACTTCTGTACAGAGCAACCGCCAAGGCATTATCAACGCTCGTCAGCCTCAAGAGATAAGAGACGACGAGAGCATTGTTTCGTTATCTGATCGCATTACTCAGTTCTGTTCCCACATGTTTATTTTGCGCCAAAAAACATTAGACGAAATGGCCACTGAACCTAACTGTGGCAACCACAAACTTATTAACGTTAAAGCTCGCCACCTTGGGGCGGACTATATGCGTGCTATTAATCCTGTTAGAATGCCTGATGGATCCCTTCGCAAAAATGCCATTAACCTTCAAATGGACGGCTTTAGCGTGAAAGAGTGCGGAGATATGGTGGATTTGGTTAGAGCTCTTGATGTTAACGGCGAGCTTGACGCTGACGACAATGTTGTTGATGATTTTATTCCCGAGCTTTTACGTTAATGGAAACCGAAGATATCAAAGAGGTTCTTCTTGAACTTGGATTCAAATTGCGCGACCGTGGCCCTTATTGGCAAACTAACGCGCTCTGGCGTAATGGAGATAACTTCACTGCGGTACAAATATATAAAGATTCTGGTGTCTGGCGCGACTATGTTGATGATACTTCTTTTTTGCCATTTCAGGCTTTAATAGAGAAAACCTTAGGGACTAAGGATAAAAAAATACTTTCCCGTTATATCCAGCCCTCTGGTGAGGCCAAACCGTCTGGCACTTTTGAAAAAGAGGGCCAAAAAGTTAAAATACAAGTGGACGAAACCTATTCTTTAGACTATTTGTCTAAATTATTGCCTCATTTTAAGTTCTATAACGATAAAGGTATCTCTAATTTAACTTTAAAGCTCTATAAAGGGGGGCTTGCCACAGCAGGAAAACTTAACGGAAGATTCGTTTTTCCTGTTTTTAATGAAAATGACCCGTCTCAAATCATAGGTTTTACAGGGCGACACCTACGATGGGGCACTGGTTCTGGGTTTTCTAAGTGGAAGCACGTGGGGCGTAAATCTAATTGGCTTTACCCTCTTTGTATCCCTGATACCCAAACCAATACATACCCTTTTTTGGAAAGCGTCGAAGAGCGTCGAGAAATCATCATTGTGGAAAGCGTTGGTGATAGTTTGGCTTTGACGGAAAATAAATTTCTTAACCATTTGGTGGTATCAGGGCTTGGGCTAAGTTCGAAGCAGATTTCTTTTTTATTAGCTCAAGACTTAGACCAAATCATCATTGCCACCAACAACGACAAGTCTAATGTAGGGCTTTATGCGGCAATCAAAATTTATATTAAACTTTTGAATTATTTTGACATCAACAAACTGCGCATTAATCTTCCCAAAGAGAATGACTTCGGGGAGATGCACGAGAAGGGTTTGTCCTTTAAAAGTACGTGGTACGAAAAACCCCTTGATAAAAACAAGCAAATATCTAGAATACTCTCTATCTTACAAAGCAAAGAGGGGGCAGCCCCTATTAAAAACAAAACCGAAAGAAATAAAAAAATAAATTTTCTTAAAAACTTCATTGAGGAAACCAATGTCTAAAACAAAACCAGTATACTTATCCGCCAGCCGTCTCAAAACAGTCAAAATGTGCTCATGGCTTTATTGGTGCAAATACCACCAGCACTTGCCCGACAAATCTAATGACGGCGCCTCCCGAGGTACCGTGTGTCACTTAATTTTTGAATGTCTCGGAAAGCCGTCAAGAGGGCATTACTATGATGTTATTTTAGAACATAACGATCCTTTTGCGGTAGACTCTATCAAGCGATTGATATTACGACACGCCTCTATCCTTGGGGTTGATGATGAAGAAAACCTACAGATGATTAAAAAAATGATTGTCGCAGGGTTACGTTATGATTTTTTTGGGAAAAAGACCTCAAAACCCTCCCAGTCTTTTTCCGAATATGAATTTGATATGCAGATTAAAGAAGGGGCGAAAGATTATGCTATCAGAGGATTTATAGATAAATTATTTATTTACGACAAAAAGAACGTGGCGTTAATTAGAGATTTTAAAACTAGCAAGCAAGTCTTCAAAGGAGAGGACAAGAAAAAAAATCTTCAAGACTATATCTATAGTCTAGCAATCAAACATCTTTTCCCCGATGTAAAAAATCGCAACAGCGAGTTTGTTTTTTTAAAATTCGACTTAGACGCGGAACACAAACCAAAAGGCATCATAAAGATGCGTAAAATTTCAGATAAAAAACTTGACGAGTTTGAAGTTGAGTTAACCCAAGCGCAGCAATACCTTTCGAAATTTAATTACTATTCCGCTATTAACGGGTATGCGGCTGACAAACCTAACCCTAAAGACGGTAGTTTCGGCGGTCCAATAGCTTGCGGTAGAGCAAAATATCGCGGCCAACCGAAGAAAGACGGTTCTCCTATGTGGCATTGCGCTTATAAATTCCCTTTTAATTATTATGGTTTGTTCGACGAAGACGATAAGCTTATCAAAACAGAATTCCCCGAACACTACGCAGTTTTATTAAAAAATAAAAAAGAAAAATTTTCAATCAAAAAACTTCACTATGCGGGGTGCCCGCGCTGGAATTATCTTGACATGCCAGTGTGACAGGTTATACTAGGGAGGCATGGTACCTTTATTTAAAACCCATTACAGTATCGGGAAATCGATCCTTACGGTTAAGGACCCTTCTTCAGTCAAAGAAGGTGGGGCTAGCAGCGTCATCCAAATTGCAATAGAAAACAACCTTGATAAGCTAATTTTAGTTGAAGATAATTTTCACGGCTTTTTAGAATCAAAGAAACGCTGCGACGAGCACGGTATCCAATTCGTTTTTGGCTTGAGATTGAGCGTTTGCAACTCCCATCAGGACGACAAAAACAAAAATCATAAAGTTATCATTTTTGCTAAAAATGACCATGGCTGTAAAAAGCTCTACAAGATTCACTCGCAAGCCTTTTGCGATTACAACCAAAGGCTAACCTTTAAAGACCTTAAAGAACACTGGACCAATAATCTCTTAATGGGTATCCCTTTTTACGATTCCTTTCTTTATTATAATAATTTTTCTTTTGCAGAGTTTGTGCCTGATTTTAGCTTTACAAAGCCCCTGTTTTTTTTGGAAAATAACGGACTACCTTTCGATCGCTTGCTAGTGGATGTTGTTAAGGAATATTGCTCTCAACATGATTACGATACAGAGGAAGCCAAAAGCATTTACTATAAAAACAAAAAAGACTTCGCAGCGTATCAAACTTTTAAAATCATCTGTAATCGCAGTTTCAGCGGTCGCAAGGCCAACTTAACTCGCCCCAATATAGATCACTGCGGCAGCAATGAATTTTGCATGGAAAGCTTTCTGGAGAAATGAAAAAATTCATAATCAGCGAGACCGCTCTTAAAAGAGTGAAAGCTCGCGCAGCGAAGCTTCCCCTTCTGAACAATTCTATTCGCCACGGAGAAGGGAGCTTGGTGGCGTACATAGGAGAAGAGGTAGTTAAAAACATTCTTAACGGGGAAATTAAAGACACCTATGATTATGATATCGTCTATCAAAACCTAAAGGTTGACGTCAAAACTAAAGAACGCACGGTTTCGCCAAAACCTTACTACGAATGCTCAGTTGCAGACTTTAACACCAAACAGGCCTGCGACGAGTATGCTTTTGTAAGTGTTCTTAACACCCTTAAAGAGGCTTGGTACCTCGGAAAGATCAGTAAGCTAGACTTTTATAAGAAAGCGACCTTCCATCGCAAGGGAGAGATTGATACTGATAACAATTTTACCTTCAAGGCAGACTGCTACAACATTCCTATAAGTTTATTAAATTCACAATGAAAAAGAAACAATACGACATTCTCCCCTCGCCGCCTGAAGAAGATTATATAGTATGGGTATGGTGACATGAGCGAAACCTCACAACAAAGATACAACAAAAGCGCCAAAGGGAAAAAAGCCCGTGCGCGAGCTCAAGAGAAGTACGACGAAAAAGACAAAGAAAAGCGTCGAGCCCAAAAAAAACATTATATGCGTCGCAAGAGATCCGAAGATCCAAGTTATTGCAAATGGAAGTAAGACAGGTGGAATTAAAAATTTTTAACGAAGAACAGGTCAAAGAACTGCTACAAGATAAAAAAAGCGTCTTAGCAGCCGTTGAAGATATTTTTGTTCAGTACCTTGATGGAGAAGCCACAATGGTTCCTAAAGT